TGCACTAGATAATGCTGTTTCACTTGCTTTTTCTTTAGCTGCAATATATTTTTTATATACAGTTAAATAATCACTTGAACCTTTTTTCAATTGCTTCAATATTGTCTTCCAATAAGATACTTCCTGCTCTACAGATATTTTATTATAAGTTTCTAGCTTGTCAAGTTTCTTTTCTGCCGCAGATATCAATGTTTCTGCATATTCTTTTGCTTTTATTTTTCCTGCTTCTTTCTTTGCATCAATACCAGCAATTACACCATTAGCAATCTGTTCACCTACTTGTTCTTTCATAACCTTAGATGGAGAGTGAATACCTAAAGCATCCTTAAACCCATCTACAAAACCACTTGCAAAATCTTTTACTGCACTTATTGCACTAGACATTTTTTCTTGTATACCATTAACAAGACCTGTTATCATATTATGTGCAACTTCTGTGAATTTTGATGGCAAATCTTTCACGGCATTTACAATTGCTGTAGCACCTGCCTTCATTTTTGCTGGAGCTTGCTTAACATTATTTATTAAGTAATCTAAAAAGTTTTTACCAGCCTCTTTTGCTTTTGCAGGAAATTCTTGAGCAAATGTGGTTACTTTGCTAATTACATTTTTCAACCAATTCCATATATTACCTGGAAGTTGCTTTATAAAACTAATTAGCTTGTCTAAAAAATTCTTTCCAGCCGATTTTGCCTTTTCAGTTAATTCAACTTCAAAAGCTAATGCTTTACCAATTGCATTCCCTAACCATTTACCTAGATTAGAAGGTAAGTTCTTTATAAATTCTCCAAATTTTTCTACAGCATTCTTTGCACCTTCTTTTATGTTTGATGCAAACTGCGACATCTTTTCTTTAGCAATAGATACTAAACTTTTCAACCAAGAACCTATATTATTTATTAGATTCTTAAAGAATGTTCCAACAGAAGATAATAATGTACCGAGTCCACTTACCACATGTTCTACTAAACCTGTAACTGCAGATTTTACACTTTCCCATGCTCCAGCAAAATCACCTTGTAATAATTGTGAAATAGCTTTTACAATTCCAGATATAAATTCTAATAAGCCAGAGAATATATCCATTACTCCATTGAATACACCTGAAACCAATGACTGTATTCCACCGAAATCAGAATCCCAAGCTTCTTTTATAGCAGAAGCAACACCAATTGCAATCTGTAATAAAGATGAAATTATAGAAACCAAAGCTGAAATTACTGTTTCCACCGATGTTCTTATTCCACCCCAATCACTATCCCATGCTTCTTTTATTGAAGAAATAATACCTTGCACTACTCCTTGAAAACCTTGAATTATTGTTTGAATACTTTCAAATATACTTTGTGTACTTTCCTGTATTTCATCAAAATCATCATCCCACGCGGCTTTGAATCCTGCAACTACAGCTATCACTGTACCGATAATTGCAACCAATCCACCAAACGTTGTTATTATTGTACCTAATCCACCTGACATAGAAGAAAACAAAGTTCCAAAACCTTCAAAACCTGCCATTGCAGTTTTTACTGCTCCAAAGCTTTCTGTTATACTTCCAATTGTAGATACTATCTTTCCACCAAGTATAAGAGCTGGTCCAATTGCTGCTGCTACCAATGCAATTTTCTCAATTAGCTCAAGTGTTCCTTCATTTAAGGAATTTAATCTATCAAGCACACCTGTTGCAAAATCTACAATACTTTTTAATCCCTCATTTTTAAGATTATATAATCTTATTTCCAATCCTTCAAGAGCGGATTTGAAAAGTGTCACAGAACCTTGTAAATTATCTAATTGTGTTTGAGACATATCATATGCTGAACCCATACCACTTACTGTATCAGAAGCACTTGCTAATTCATCTCTAAAACTTTGAACTTTTTCAGCAGACGACACTGTCATTTTATTAAATGCTTTCAAACCAAAAGTAGAAAATATTGTATTCTTATAAGCATTTGCTTGCTCATCTGTCATACCTTGTAAAGAAGCATTTAATTCATCAATAACGTCGTTTACTTCCCTTGCTGCACCTGATTCATCATAAGCAGATACACCTAACTTTTCCAATGCTTTCGAAGCACTGCTTGTTGGTGTATACAAATCCGCCATTGCTCTACTTAAAGCATTCGCTGCTTCGGAACCTGTAACATTTTGTTCTGCCAATCTTAATAATGCAACTGTTGTATCTTCTGCATTTTGGCCATAAGACAACGCATTTGATGACGCATTTGAAAGTGCTTCGCCTAACATATTCACATCAGTATTTGCAAGTGAAGCACCTTTTGCCATCAAATCAGCAAAATACTGAGAATCATCCATAGAACTATTAAAACCTTTGATTGCACCTGTAACATAAGATGCAGCGCTCTCCATACTAATACAACCAGCAGCGGCAAGATTCAATACATCTGGAATAACTTTCAAACTATCCTCAGTGTCAAGTCCTGCCATTGCTAATATATTCAATCCTTCTGCCGCTTCTGTTGCACTAAACGAAGTAGTAGAACCCATTTCAATTGCTTTGTCTTTTATTTCTTGAATAGCATCTACAGTTGTACCTTTAGTTGCTGCAACCTGTGACATTGCACTTTCAAAATTAGAGCCAGCCTTTACAACTGCCGCTCCAAATCCTGCAACCGCAACAGTAATTGTTTTGGTCATGGTGCTACCAACAGAAGTCATTGTGTTTCCCATACTTTTTAATCTGCTGCTAAACGATGCTTCTTGACTAAAAAATCCTTTTAATGATTTTAAAGCGCCGCTTATGCCACTTGTAAATTTAGTTGTATCTAAATCTAAATATCCTACCGCTGTGCCTACATTAACTGCCATCAATAGCACCTCCTTTCAACCTTAATTATCGTACTTGTCATATAGTGCACTGAATGAACTATAACGTTTGCTATCTAGTGATTCTTTATTTCCTTTATCATTTATTTTCTTTATCGGCTTATCGCCTTTTTCTAGCCTTGCGATAATATATGTCATTGCTTCATTAAAACAATACGCTGTATAGGGGTCAACTAAATCAACCATTTGACTTGGCAAAACTCCTTTATAGCACATACACATATTTGCAAGGTTTATTATTTCGTCATTACTCTGGAAGAAAGGGCTCTACTACTTTTGCACCCTGCTGAGAATAATTAAAAACAAACATCAATTGTTCATCTGTTAATTCAATTCCTGCTTCCTTTATTTCTTTGTATGTTGGCTCTAAAAAAGTAGCTTCCGCCATTACTTCAAGGACACCCATAACTTCCTGCATTGCACCATCACCTTCAAGCGACTTGCTATCACCATCAAATAACTGTTGCGCTTTATTTAGCAAAGAATTTGGAATCTTTCCATTCTTCATCAAAGACAACATTGACGGTCTCCTTAATCTTGCAACGAAATTCTGCCCAGGAGCAAATGGTGGAAGTTCCACCACAGCCCCGGAAGAATAGCTTTGCAAATCTGCAATACTAGTAATATTTAATATTTTATTTTCTTCCATTTTTATTTTCTCACTTTCTTTTAATCTGTGCTGATTTGGTCACCTTGGCTTACTGCTGCATCTACTTTCGGAAGTTCTGCAACAATTTCAAGCTTGTATGGTGCCTGTCCTACATCAGGGGCAGAATTGATTGTATACTCTGGTGCACGGAATGCTCCATCCTCACTAGATAATGCAACAGGCTGACCTTGACAATTAGGATAACTAATCTTTTCGTACCCCTTGATAAGCCCATCTGCTCCATAGATTGCAGAATAAGCATTCAATGTAAATGGAGTTACGTCTACATCCTCACCAGCATTTGGCGGTGTATATGACTTGAATGCTTTGTTGTCATCATACTCAACCGTTCCACCTTGTAAGATTTGTACCATCTCTGGATTAAACACATTGTCTGTAAGAACAATATTATTTCCAGTAACAGTTACTTGCTCTGGCTTTTGAGCTTTTAACTTACCCTTAATAATCAATTTCACTGCATCCGTAGTCTCACTATTTACAGTAACAGCAATACTATTTGCAGTATCAAGTGCAATTTCTGTTTCTGAATCATTTGTACTAACTGTAACAAGATTGACATCAATTGTAGCAATTTCTGTCCCTCTTTGAATCTTTGCTTCTGCCATTTTATTTCCTCCTTATAAATTTTTATTTCTACAATTAGCTCTATATTCGACAGAAGTCATAAATGCTTTGACTTCTGAATCATAATAAGCTTGCGTTTCGTTACCTGTTGGCATTAGTTGTGGTGCAAATTCTAACATAGTAGATTTTACTAAATCATGTAATTTCAATACTCCACTATAAGTCTTTGAATAACACATAACATCATAAAAATGATATTCAGAACTAAATGTTCCAATCTGCATTGTATTTGCATCTGCTAACACCAAATAATCTTCTGTACATTCACCTTTTTTTGTACTTGGTGGATATACTGTAAGTCCTTTACTTTCTAAGTATTTTTGAGTTTTTGACCATACTGCGAAAGTTGCCATTTTTTTTATACCTCACAGTTTTTCCATAAAGTTTTCAAAACTTTTTACTATCTCTGGGCCTTTTGCTTTAATTGCTGGCATAATAATTGCAAACCTTTTTTCATGAGCAAATTCAAGCCATACTCCATAATCAACACCATGAGCCAAAGTTATTCGATAACCTTTATCTATAGTTGATACGGAAGCATTCATCGACCTCCTTGCTTGTCCTGTTCTATCTGTCCAAGGAGCTTTTTGCTTAGAATAATCTTCAAGTCTTTTTGCTTCTGTCTCTAATTTTAATAATGGTGCTAATTGTTTTTTTGACATTTCTTCTAAGCCACCTAAAAGAGATTTTGAATCAAAATAAAAACCTGACATCAAGCATCAACCTCCTTTAACGATATATCACAAACAATACCATAATCCTGAACATCATTCTTTGCAATTACTTCAAACTTTTTAGAACCATATTCAACATTGAAACCAACCATAATATTTTCTGCATCTTTTAGCAAACACAAAATCATAGGTTGTGGTTTACTATGTGTGATTGAACCAGTAGAAACCGTTTCAGATTCATATGAACTGCTTTCATGATATATTCCAATCAATTCAACAGCATTTTCTAAATCCTCAACAGTTTCATGATACTCATTTTCTTTTGTACCTACAAATTTATATTTTATGCCATTACAATTAAGCTGACGCTTAAGTTTATTTTCAAGAAATTTAGAAGGCTGCATATAATCAACCTCCTTTCAAAATCCCTGAATTATTTGGTCTATATTTTTGCGCCAACCTTCTGAAATATTTAGAGGTATCTGCACAATTAAGACCGGAAACGCTCAACGTTGTATCTTCTGCTTTAACCAAAAAACATTGATATAATGCATTATTTATATTTCCATCATTTTCAACCAAATAGAATTGTAATTCTTCGTCTGAAAAGAATGGACAATCTTCTTCTCTAAGTATTTTTTTCATTCTTTCAATATTGTCAGAAAGTGCCATATTTAAGCACCTCCTTTATTGAGCTCTCTTAATAGCTTTTCTTAATGCACCTACAGTGTTAAAATTCTTTGTGTTAATACCAAGCGACTTTGCTTTTTCCTGCAATTCCTCTACAGACATTTCATCAATAGGCTTTTCATCCTTTGCATTTTCCTCAGCTTCAACCTCATCCCATTCATCCTTTGAACCATCAGCATCATCACCAGAAGTTTCAGGATGCTCATTTTGGGCTTTTGCTTCACCAGCCTTAGTATTTATAGGCTCTTCTTTAGAATCGTTTCTAGAGTCATCTGAAAGCTCCCAGCCATTCCTTAAATAGTTTTCCAAAGAGCCGGAAGGGATTGAAAGAATCCCTTTACCGGCCTTTTTAATTTTTACAAATGCCATGCTGTAACCTCCTATGCTACATCCATAATACCGACCTGATTTGCAGTTTCAAAGCTCGGCAGATAAATCATAGACACCTTAGTTTCTACATTTACAGGGTCAACCTTCTTGGAAGTTGTAACTGCAACACCTGTATCAGTGATTGATACATTAGCTGTGGTACCACTAAGCAAGTCACTCTGCTCCGGAGTAGTACCAAACCAACCAGTCCCAAGATTTCCTTCCGGGAACATTACAAACAAATCATCTGCAACATAAGCTTCCTCTGTACCTGACTCATCAATATACTTCTTCGCATACACAACAATTGTAAGCCCAAGCTCATCTTTGAGATAAGAAATAACCTTAGAATCAGATACCGGAGAAGTTGCATCACTACCATTGATTGCTTGACGAATCTCATTGTTTCTACGAATATAACCAAATGTCTTTCTTGAACAAATTGCTCTTACTGGTCTTACACCAACTTCGTCCTCAATTCTGTCCTGAAGATTTCTAATGTCATCAACAATTGTAGCATCTGCATTGCTCCATGCAACCTTACCAAAGCCATCATCTTTGGTTACGTCAACCTTATGATTCTCCGGAATACCATAATCATAATCGTAATCCTGACCGTTAGCCGAAATACTAACTGCACCAGTTGTAAGAGCCATCATGCGGATTCTCTCACGCTGTGCTGCTGCACCTTCCAAAAGATTCTCTTCATCATTGAACACCTGAGTCATTACTGAATCAATGTAAGCCTGATTCCCAGACTCAAGAACCATATTAAGTTCCTGACGAAGTTCCTCATCAATATAAGTAGCCTCTTTAAAATACGGCATCTGCATCTGAAGCTTTTCAAAACCAATACGGTCTCTCTTCTTTGCAGCTACATCGTATGCACTCGGCTTTAATACTACCGGAAGTCCATGTGCTCCCTTAATCCACTTAATATCAAGTCCTAACTTCTGCTGTGATGGGAATAATTCCTCACCCATATAAGCAATCTTGTTAGAAGCAACTGTCTCCCAATATGCTGTAATAGCATCAGAAGTTACTAACTCAAAAATACTTGCCATTGTCATTTCCTCCTTTTAATTATTTGCAAAACGTAATCTTTGTGAGCTTTGCCTTTACATCATCTGTAAGCATTGCTGTTACTGTAGCATCGAGCTTATCTTCATCAATAAAACCAAAAATAATTGCTCCTGCATTTGCTGTAGTCTCACCATCTTTGATTACAACATCATGCTCAAGAATTGCTACCGGACTATCACCACCAACTGTAAAAGCTGTGTTCCTATTTGATAAATCACCGCTAATCGGTGTGCCTGCTAAATATGTTCCTGCATCACCTGTCAACACAATAGACAATGCAAAGAATAATTTAGTATCATAAAGAATTGTTTTTCTAGTTCCTGCACTCTTGGAACTAATGCCTGTTTGATTTAACATTTTTCATCCTCCTTAATTAAAATAACTGCTCTTTTTATTGTTGCTGTTTCCCATCTGAGCCTTTGCAAGTCTAGCACCAATATTGTCCTTTTTATTAGAGCCTTTCTTGTGGCTTAAACCTGAACCAGTTCCACCACTTAAACCAGAATCTTCGCTCTCGAAAAAACTCTTATATCTGTCCTCTTTTTTCATACCTGCAAGAACATCGTCTAAGGACTTTTCATCGGTTACCTTTACCCTTGCAATTGCTAAAACATCATCAATAGAATCTTTTCTTACACCTGCAATTACTACTGCTAATTTTTCCTCTGCTTCTTGAGCTCTTTTTTCTGCTTCAGAAGTTGCTGTATTTGCATTGTCGATTTCCTGCTGATGCTTTTCATCTTCCGAAAGCTGTGATTTCTGCCACTCACGAAATGCATCTAACTGGGATTTAGCCTCTGCCTCATCCTTAAAACCCATTTCCTTAAATGCTGACTTTCTACCTTGCTTCTTTTCTCTGGTAGCAACCTTAGTCATATCATCCTGAGTAAACTTCTTATCGTCTTTGCTTCCATCTCCGTCTTTGTCTGAATCATCTGGATTATCATCGTCTCCATCATCTGAATCATCATTGTTTTCATCTACATCATCATTGCCACCATCTGCAAAATGCTGTAGATTCATTCTGAGCAACGGTCTCTCATTTTCTACACTAAGAATTCTTTCAATTGCTTCGTTTTTCATTTTATTTTTCCTTTCTTTTATCCGGTTTATGTGTCGGTCACAAATTTTAATCCTCCACAAATAATTCCTGTGGTATTTTATAATTATCTACCAACCAATGCTGATAGTTAATTGCATCTTGTTTTATTTTTTTTAATTCCTGCATTCTTGCTTCTGAAACTTTAAAACCTTTCGCTTGTTTTTTTGAAATACTCTCTGCAATAGCTAAATATCTATTTTTCATTTTCTCTGCTTTGTAATCTAACAATTCAACAATGTAGATTTTACCACATTGCTCACACTTAAAATATGTGATGCTAAATGTTTTGTCTGTAAACTTTACATTTTCCACAGTTTTAATATCCTGTGTTCTTATATCAAACTCATAATCACATTCATCACATTTTATTTTTAATTTATTTTCGTCCATTTTATTTTCTCCATAAACAGAATAAGCCGGGAAATTTTATTCCCGACTCAATCCTCTTGATAATTTTTATTTTATTCAACCATATTTAAAAAATAATCAATATCTTCTTCTGCTTGACTTAAATTTTTAAATTCTTCTATGTGTTCTTTTCTATATTCTTCCTGTTCAATTTCTTCGTCAATTCTTACCATTTCACTTATATAATGTTGCTTTGCTAATTGATTATAAGAATAACCACTTGCCATGCCAACAACTTTATATCCGTGATAATATTTTTCTATTTCTTTTCCTCTATATGTTGAATTGCCATTATCATCAACAATTATAGGATTTTCAAATCCTTTGTATTTATATTGCTTCATAATCGTTTGCCTCTTTTCTTAAGAATTTGTTTTGTTTATTTATTTGATAAGTTTATTATAACACAGATAAAATGAAATGTAAACCCCCTTTTTTAAACTTTTTAAAAAAGTTTTCCATCGCTAGAATCAATCTTCAATGGTTTGCCTTGCTTTAAGCACTTTTTGATACTTGCAATTGATTCATCTTGCGTCTCTTGTACCATTTCCAGTGGATAGCCCTCACCAAACTTATCCCAATATTGGTCTATCAGCTTTTGCAACTGCTCTTTCATAATCTTTATCATCCTTTTCATTTTATTCCCTCCTAGGTATTTTTTATTTTATTACATTATAACATATTACAAACAATAAGTAAATAATTATTTTAACATTTCTTCAAACGTACTTAAAGAATTTGGAAACCACTGTTCCATCATTTTTCTTTGCGTTGGACTTGCTTGTGCTGCTGATAAATGTGCAAACAATTCTGACTTCATTTCTTTTTCAACATCTCTTCTGGTCCAATAATCATTACTATGGCTCCAATTTGTTCTAACCTTTTCTTCATAAAACGGATTTTTTGCATTGCCAATTTTTTCAGCATTATTCAAACCACTGAAAATATCTTGTATTCCTCTTGAATTGTCATCTAACTTTAATTGACCAAATTTATAACTGAACATCATCCCGTCATCTTTTTTATAATCAGCAAAAATCTTTTTTACATCATCTTTAAATGCTTTTGTAAATTTAACCGACTGCGAATATTTATATGTCCCATAATCATCAATCGCATGACCCATCTCGTGAAATAATGTGTGCATTTTATTTTCTATGCCAGAAGATTCTGCTTGTTTCTGAATTGCTGCTAAATCAATATTCACAAATTTATTAGCTGGGCTATAAAAAGCTCCAGTTTTCTCGTTCACAAAACCTTTAAATTTGCTGCTCTTTGATA